CATTGCACTCTGCGGCAGGGAAGTTAGATTCCCTTCGTTGTCACATCCGGCCAGAAATCCCGGCCCGGCAAGAACATCGGCTCCATCCCACAGCGGACGATTGAGAGGCAGGCCAAGCAGCTTGCCCTCATCATTGCAGACCAGTGTAATCTCTGAACCGGTGTCACTTAAGGTGATGCATTCAATCAGCCCGCCTACAAATTTCTGCATGGCTTCAAGGGTGTTGTCCAGCTCGATCTCCTTTGGCAGCTCCATTGGAATGAGCGCAAGGACTTTGATTTTTTTCTCTTTCATCGTAAAATCTCCTTATGCCACGTTTAGCCTTGTAGCCTTATAGCAGTCAGCGCACATTCCCTCATGGGTGGCGGCAAAATCTGCCGCCTGCATGATGGAACCATCCTTCAGCTTGACCCTCTTGATGGGCTGATTACACCGGGCACAGATGCAGGGCACAGGCGGCTGTTCCTGCTTCGGGGCAGCGGATCTCGGTCTCGGCTGCTTTTGAGGTTCAGCCTCCGGCTGCGGTGCAGCATCTTCCGGCAAATCCTCTCCGGCGTAGACATAGAGACCAAGACCGAACATAGCAAGGTTCTTTACCAAGCACCGCATGATAGCCTTGTTTACATCGAACATGGAGGCTGCTTCTACGGTGCGTTCTTCCATACCGATCTTTTCACGGCGGCGGGTCTGCGGATTGTAGTCCCATTTCGGAGTGGTGTAGGTATAAGGCACGGCTTTCATGGCTTTGTTTGCGCCATCCAGTACAGGCAGCCACATTTCATGCGAAACGCCCTCAATCGTGACAGTGGTATACACCATGAAGCCGGTTATGGGGTCATAAACATAGGGCAGGCCGTTAAATTTCTTAACTTCGTAGCTAGCAGCGGGATACAGCTTTTTCACCTCTGCCCAGGCATACGCCCAGCTTACATATTTCAATTCCGTGTTGCCGGACTTTTTGACTTCCAGATGATCTTTGAAGTCGATAGCAAATAATTTTACGAATGGATTTTCCGTAGCCATAAGATAACCTCCAAGAAAAAAGGCGGCAGAGAAGTCGCTCCCTGCCGCCGGACACAAGATTTATGCCGCATGAACGATGGTGAACCTGCGGCTGCTTACATTTTTGCTGTACTGGTTGAAAATGTCCGGCTGCTCTTTCCGCAGTCGCTGAGAATCCACCCGTTTGCTTTCGGAAGATACCCATGATACCTTATAGCCCGGTGCTGTGCCATAGGCGGCATCCTGCATTTGCAGCTTGACCTGTTGCTCGATGGCCGTCTTTTCCTGTTCCATCTGCTCGATTTGCTCGGAAAGCTCCTGCCGCTTATCCAGAAGTCCATGCAAGGCACTCAGGTCAGCGGTCTTATCCCGGTTGTCTACCTCATACATCTGGTTGATCTGCTGGGTGTCACTGTCACAGCCATTGGGTGCAGGGGGAATCTGAGGCACAACATGGTTCGTCCAGAAAAGCTCTTCCTTATCAATGAGATCAGAAAGCACCTGCTTATCTGTCACGATCTTGTGGATCACCAGCTCTCTGCCAAAAATCAAAGCCGCCACATACCAGCAGTCGAAACCGCTGACGGCTAAGTAATGGTCAACCTGCGCCAGATAGTGAGCCGGGATTTTCCCATCCGCCCACTTATCCGCAGAAAACGGCGAGACTGTCTTGCATTCCAGCCCTGCTTTCTGCCCAACGATCAGGCGGTCAAAGTCTGCCAGAAGCAGCGGATGTTCCTCACTTTGGTAGATAGCGTTTGCACGGCGCACCTTAAAGCCCGTTTCTTCGGAGAACCGCTGCGCCACATAATCCTCCAAGTCACGGCCCTGCCGCATGGCTTCGTTATCGATATTTTCAATGGTATCGCTGATTTTATCGTGGTACACCTGAAATGCAGAGCGATAGGGATTCAGACCAAGAATAGCCCCGGCATCCGTGCCGGTAATGCCGCATTTGCGATAACGGAGCCAATCTTCTTTGGACAAGTTCCGTGTAGATACAAGCCTTTTCATGCAATGTTCAACCTCTCTTTCATCTGTTCTTCCGCAATAGAGAAATCATATTCCACTAAGTCTTTGATAATGGTGGAAAATTCATCCACCAAGGTGCGGTCATCATCCAGCCACAGAGTATACAGGAAATTCAGAATATTCCGCTGCACCCGGAGATGGTTCCAGTAACGCCCCTTCAATATCCCCTCGGAATCCAAGGTCATAAGGGCAGTGCAAATCGTGCTCTTGATTGTGATCTCATAGGCCAAGGAAACGCTAAGTTCAGGAGATTTCTTCCCAGTATCTCCAAGGAACATAGTAAATTCCCGGAAGATGCGGTTGTTTACATCGTTCATAAGTCCTCCTTTATGCTGCATCCAGCACCATTTTGTAGGCTTTGTCGATCATCGGGTTGCCCTCTGCGGTTCGCAGGAACAGATTTTCGTTGTAGTTCCGTGTCTTGCGGATAGGGTCTGCATGGGTGGCAAAGTCCGAAACAGCATTCACGAACCGCCAGCCGTTCTTGCCAACCCATTCCAAATCGGGTGCATTATAATAGCGAACTTTCAAATCTTCCTGCAAGCGCAGGTTATTCTTCCGCTGGCCATCAGTCAAATCTTCCGTGACAGGGAAAAATTCGTTGATGAACTCCTGCACCTTGCGGTCAGACAGCTTGATGGTGGTCAGCTCATGGATGCCCTTGCCCAACTCCCCCATATAGCTGTTGGCAAGCTGCAAGGTTTCACGGGCATCCTGCACACGGAGTAAGACATTCTCAGTGTGCCGTGCTGTCCAGATGCGCTTTGCAGTGCTCAGCGCCAGATTCAGGGTGTTCTGGCAGACCACACGAACCGGAGTCATAGCGACTTTGACACCAGAGCTGCCATCGTGGCTGTTGAAGAACACAAGATATGACGTCACTTCATCCCCAGCAATGATGTACTTTTCAGGCAGCTTCGCCAGCATCCAGACCTTTTTACCGCCCTGCAAAGAGCCAGCAGTTTCATAGGTGACACCCTCGCCCAGCAGATCATCGGTGAACTGGAATGCTTCTTCGTTCTGCACGATGCGATAGCGGTCAGATACGACACCAAGCACAGCATCATCGGTGCTGCGGACATTGGCACGATAGCCGGGAATCATAGCACCAGTGCCGGAATAGATATTGCGGCTCTCTACCTGCCAATCCAGACCAGCCAGTTCCAATGCCTCACGGCTTGCAGGGGCATCCATCACAACGCGGCCAAGGCCATGCCAAGGGGTTTCACGGACAGAGAACATGGTTTCAACATTTGCAGACATAATCTTTACCTCCAAAGTTTTATTTTTGATTGATATTCTCACTTCTTTTCGATCTGATGTGCTGTCCAGACAATAATCTTTGCAGCACCCTTTCCAACTGCTTTTACCACCTCCACCAACACTTTTTCCAAAATTTCAGTCATTGATTTTTCCTCCGTTTTTCTGTAAAAAGTAAAGACCTGTAAGCTTCAAAATTTGCTTACAGGTCTTTCTATCCGAGATTATAATATATAACTATATCTGAATTAGATACGCTTAGCTTGTGCCAAGTGTGTCAGATGTGTCAGTGTTTTTGCAAATCAGCCTTATATTTTCGTGTTTTCTGGGCACTTTAGGGTTGAAAATATAAGTACATACGGGGTTTCTTTTGAAAATTTCTGACACAACCGGCACAACTGACACGCCCTCTTACCTTTGAATTTTCGACCGGATGCCCACAACTACCGTGAGATCATGCCATTCATTTTTACGGATTCCCTGATTTCGGGACGCCTTGAATTCCTTTGCTTCCTTAAACGAAATCGAAAAGCGAGCCATTTCGATAAAGCCGTCCATTGTATACACAGCGGTATTTCTCCCTTGCAGCTCTGACAGCTGGAAATCAAGCACCCAGCGAAACTCTTCGTTCGTCACCGGAGTGATCTGTGCCACACAACTATTGATAAGTTCTCGGTTGACATCGTTTTCCGATGCCCGCTGCCACTCATCCAGCTTTTGCGAAATCCGGTTCATGTCCAACGCTCCACTGCGTTCATCCTCCTGTTCCACGCTCTCATACTGGGACTGCAATTCTGCAATCTGTTCATCCAGACCCTTGCGGCGTTCCAAAAGTTCCTGTTTGGTGATAATGCCATCCGCACACAGATCGATGTACTTAGCCAACCGCTCCTTCTGCCGTGCAATGCTGTTTTCCAGCATTGCCTTCTTGGAAATGCGGACACTTTTTTCCTCCGCCATGCAGCGGTTCAGGATTTTATAGACCTCTTTGACCGTCTTGCCCTTGTCAAAGGTAAGGTGCTGGAGTACCTTTTCTGCCATCAAATCCAGTTTCCACTCGCAGATTGCCTTAATCTGACAGCTGATGTTCAAATCAAGTCCATGCTCCTGCAAGTAGCTGATGCTGGGTTTTCGGGTGCGGCGGTAGCACTGGAAGCCGTGAATTACAGCACCGTCACGATTTACACGCCACTTGAACTGGATAAATCCGGCACCACAGTTACACCGGAGCTTTGCTGTCCAGATAGATTTCGGCGTGTTCCGCATATACTTGTGCTTCTTTCCGTTTTCATCGATCACTCGTGCCGACTTCGATAACAAGATCTGCTGGCATCTGTCCCACGTTTCCTCTGACACCAGCGGTTCAAAATCGCCTTTCACATAGACGTAGCTGCTTTCGTCCAGATTTTTAACACGTTTCTGTGTCAAATAGCCGTCACTGTGGGATTTGTTGTAGCAGATGCAGCCTTTATAGGTCGCATTATGTAACACCCGACTCACCTTGGAAGCGTCCCACGAGACATGCCCGCTTGCATCCAATCTGCCTAGCCTGTATAATTCTGCTGCCACTTTTTGAAGCCCAACCTTTCCAGTCGAATACATCTGGTAAATCAGTTTTACGGTCTGTGCCTGATCCGGGTCTGGAACATAGGTTCCATTCTCCCTGCGGTATCCCAAGATATTTCCGTTGCCATACAAAACGTGCTTCTCCCGACTGATTTCTTGCCCCGCCTTGACGCGCTCTGAAATTTTTCGGCTTTCGTCCTGTGCCAAAGAAGACATAATCGTCAACCGAAGCTCACCATAATCGGTGGCCGTGTTGATACCATCGTTGATGAAAAACAGATTCACGCCCACAGCCTTCAACTCACGGATATAGGACAACGTATCAACTGTATTTCGTGCAAACCGGCTCACCTCACGGGTAATGATAAGGTCAAATTTACCTTTCTTTGCATCCTCTATCATATGCAAAAACTCTGGCCGCTTCTGCGCCTGTGTTCCGGTGATACCTTGATCTACATAGACCTCCACGATTTCCCAGTCCGAGTGCCGGGAACCTTCAATTTTATACCATTCCAACTGGTTTCCCAGTGCATTGATCTGTGCCTCATGTTCGGTTGAGACACGCGCATACACTGCTACTCGCATATTTTACCTCCATATTTTGAGATTTCAGGATAAAAAGAAAAGCTCTGGCAGAATCCTCTACCAGGGCCTTTCTCTGTCGCTTACGAAGCCTTTGCAGACGGTTCTTCCTCCTGCTCACGCTTCATCCGAAGGAAGTTCTGATAGGTGGGCAGGTTCAGCAGTCCTGCCGCAAAAAGAGCTTCGATCAGACAGTAAGCCATCGCCTTTTCGTCAACGTCCATCATCGTAACACCTCCGTAGTGCTTGTGATCGTGCTTCGGCTCACAGATATAACGTATCATCGAAAAGTCTGACGTTACGGACGAAGGCGAATACCATAGAACCCCCACACCGGGTTTTCCGAGGCGGTGAGACGCTTTCGGTCACGAACACCGCCAGCCTGCTCCATGTACTTGTTGAACGCTGTAGCGCTGCACGGACATGTGCCGTTTTCATCGCAACAGGCCTCATACGCCCTCCTCAAATCAGATGTAGCAGTAAAATAGTTGTAGTCCCCCATTTCACAGTGGTTTTCAAGGAACTCTTTAAGATAGTCCATCGAGTTTTTCCGCGGTATCCCTCTCATGCAGTCCACATCAGGAATCGGTGGAAACTGCCAGCCTTGCTTCATCAGTTCTCTGGCATACTGAAGTGCTTTCGTCACGATTGCATCGCGCTCCTTCCAGAGTTTTTTAGCAAGATCCGGGTCTCTCTCATCCTTCGGAACAGATTTCATGAACGGAAGGAAGATAATCCGGTCAAGAAATGCCGGATCGTTTGAATCGATTTTCAGGGGAAAATTGGTTGCAAACAAAAACTTCATATTATGGTCGAGCTTTAGAGACCCCTGATTTTTCCGCTGGATTTCGATGCTGTCTCCACCGGTGATCCGCTTCAGCTTGGACACTGCACTCGCATTCAACACTTCCTGCGGAAGATCCAAGGAGATGTTGATTCTGGAATACAGCAGCGACTCCGTTTCAAACTTACCACCCAGTTCACCAAGCGAGAGGTTGCTCACCGAGTTTTCCGGATAAAGTTTCTGTATGGTATTGCCCAAGATACTCTTGCCAGAGTTCGGAGCATACCCCATAACGAAGAAATATTTTCCGTTTGAAGGCTCAATCAGAAGATACCCAAGTGCCATCATAAAACGTTCCTTCAGATCTTCACGCCCCTCAGTAATCGTATCGAGAAACTCGTCGAACACTGGGCATTCGGCATCTTCATCATAGCAAGCATCCAGAACGGTAAATGTTATACGCTTGGAGCTGTGATGTTTCAGCTTCATTTTATTGAGATACAAGATCCCGTTTTTCAAAGGACAATATGGTTTGTCCTTCAGCGAATCTTCGTACTTTAAACGAGGATTTGCCTTCATACACTTATAAATATCCAGATGATTTCGGAGATTTTTCACCCCGTCAAGCCCTGGACTTATGTATTGACGGTAAAGAGATACGACCCCCTCAGCGTTAATCGATTCATAGTATCGATCATTATAATGGTATAACACGGATTTCCTATAGAGAAAGTCCGTTTTTTCAAGCAGTTCTTCTTCCATCTGGCAAACAGATGGTTGCCTAAACCGCCCCTTTGCTGGCGACTCCTGTTCGCCATCGGTAAATTGTGCATCTTCATCACCCCCTTCCACAAAAGCAGCCAGTTCCAAAAGATCTACGCCCTCAGATGAAGCATTGGCCTTTTTCTTGGCTTTCTTCTTGGCCTTCTTTTTTTGTTTTTTCTTACGTTTTTCCTGACGCTGCTTCGATGCCATCTCATACATCGAAACAAACGGCTCATCGCTGTTATCAGGAAATTCGTCCGGATATTCACCCATATCTTCTTCAAATACAAGTGAGTCCGAATCCGCTGGTGAGCCGCGTCGTTCCACTATCATGGGGTCATCATCTGGGCCTGAGTCAGGTTCCAGACCACGCCTTGGCACAATGAACGACTGGTCATCATCTGGTGGTTGGCCTGTGCATCCTTCATCGTACAACTCATAGTCATCATGATTTTCTAAATTCATAATGTAACCCTCCTGAATATTTTGTTTCTTAGGATGGTTTCATTATACTCTTAATAAAAACGCTTTCTGAGGCAATTTCATTTTTTACATTTATCACAATTACGTCATTTTTTTCCTTTTTCATTTTAACCATCTTTCGCACTGTTAACGCATTATTCATATTTAGGCACAAAAACGGACATCGGTATATAGCAAAGCCATACACCGACATCCGTTACAGTTATTTTCTTTTAGATTTTAAGCTTTCTTTTATAGCACTTTCAAATTCATCATCTTCACAGTACCAATTTACATATTGTGAGTATATTTTTTCTATCTCAGCGTAACAGCTGTCCAGACAATCTTCAGCCTGCTTAAACACATATCGTTGACCTTCTGAAAAACATGAAAGTTCTTGCATTTGAGATACCACAAATTTTATACGCTCCAGTGTGTCTGCTATCTGTGCACTTCCCATCCCGAACAAACTTCGAAGTCTTTCTTGCACCATCGCTTCATCAATTTTTGTATCCGGATTGTACGCTAAAGAATACAACACCTTTTTTACTTGATCCTGTACAGCCCTATTTAATCCTGCCATATTATTCGATATTGCACAGCCTACTATATCATATTCTGGTCCTTCACTCTCATTATAGCACATAATTAACCTCAAAAAATTGCAGTTATCTTCCGTAAGATAAATATTTTTTCCATTCTTCGAGAGGTATTGATATGCTGGAATATCTGTACCCGGTACCGTTCCCATCACTTTATTAAACTTGTCTATAAATTCACTTTGCAATGCTCTCAATTTACTTTTCACCGTTCCACCACTTATAGAAATTTTTGCTTCAACCGCCACATCATTACTTTCTTCAGTCCAAGCCGTCTCTTCACCAGTTTCTCTTTCTAGTATTATCTTTAATAGAAATTGTCTAAGAGAAATCTTATTTTTCTTTTCTTCAATTGACTCAAGGTCTCCCTTAATTTCATTCTGCCTTTTTTCTACATATCGATCATATTTTTCAAAAATTTTTTGTCGTTTTTCTCTTTCTTCTTTTTGTATCTTATCATATGCTGCCCCATATTTTTTATTTATTAGAATCTTTTTTCTGTTAATTCGCCGTTCGAGTCTTTCCAATTCTTCTAGTTGTTTTTCCGATAATTTGAGTATATTTTCTACAAAAGTCTTTTTGGCATCTTCAGCCCTCATTCTCGCTTCTTCTTGTTTACGCTTTTTACTATATCGGCCCATACGTTATCTTCCTCCTAAAACACAAACCCTCCCCGGCAAAACCATTCAGTTTCACCGGGGAGGGTTTTATCATACGCTTATCTTCCCATGTTTTGCACGATTAGTGCATCTTCATGCAACAATCTTACTTTCTGGGATTTTTGATAGCAGCCTGTTCTGCACTTTATAAACAGAGAGTACAAGAAAACGCACATTTACGTTATTTATTTTTTCAAACATTCGATTTTTTATCCTTTTCGTAATATTATC